CGAAAAAGAGTGTATTTCCGTTCCGTTCTTATAGAACTTTACCGTGCCATCAGTATCAACTGAACAGCCGACAATATCATTTACTGCTACTGCCGAAACCGTAACGCTTTGGTTTGTGGTCTGGTACCAAACTGTGTTGGCATCGGTGACACGCCACATATAATCTGTGTCGCTTCTGTTGCCCTCAAAAACAGCGGAGCTTAATGGATTGATTGATCCTCCAGTTCCGTTAATGCGGGACAGGCCGAAATAAAGGCGAGTGTTTGTCAGGCATTTACCCTCAAAATAAACCTTATCGCCCAACTGTATACCGATTGTGCCAACAGAACCAAACCAGCCGCCTGTGCCACTAGAGGCTTCTAGGTTTCCATCCGCAAAGGTTACACTGCTGTGTTTAAGAAGGGGATTTAACGTGGCGTAATTATCAGTCGGGCTATCCGTTACCTGATCCGCACTGGTCAAGCCGCTGCTGGTGAAATCATTCCCGTTGCCTGAGAAGTCTTCACCTAAGTCACTGGCTGTTTCACCTTTAAGGTAATACCCGTTGCTACCGAAGGTCAGGCTTGATGGATTTGTCGGTATCCAAACTCCATCGTCGTTAGTTTCGCCAAAACTTGCCGGTGTCAGAGCTTGCCCGTCAATGAAAACAAGCTCGGCCATGTAGCCGTCCCAGAACACGCTTCCATTCGGGTTACGCCCTATCTCAACATTGTCTGCGCTGTTGATCAGCCCTTCAGAGTTCTGAGCCATATAGGTTTCTGTGCTGAAAGACGTTATCTGCGAACCGTTTAAATAGAGCTTAGCACGGTTTGACGCTGTTGATTGAGTTGTGTCAACCGAGGCAACTATATGAAACCACGCACCGGGATCACGAAATACTTGATTGGTGATTAAGTTGAGGCTGTTGCCTTGGTCACGAAATCTCAGCTTCTCATCAGATTGTATGTGAATGTCCGAGTTGAGACCGCCCGAATTGACGGCAAGCGCCAGCGTGGTATTTGCGCCTAAAATGTTTCCACGCTTAAACCAGCCGCTAAACGTGTAGGTTTTGCGATTGCCTGCGCTGCCGAATGTTCGATTGAGGTACGCACTATCATTATCATTAAACCGGATCGACTGATCAATCTCGTAGCCACCGCCCTGACCTGCTGCACCCATTAAAAGATTATTACTAAATACCATTCTTATTAAGCCTAACTATAAGCTTGTGTCATTACTGCTTGAATATTTTCAGCAGTGTTATCAGTAGAAATAGATACAACAATATAATCTAATCTATCCATTGCATTATCAGCAGTTGAGAATGTTGGGGCTGCACCACCAATAAAGTTCCAACAGGCATTGTAAGCAAGAGTACCAGAACCACCATCCTGCATAAGGAGAATACTACCAACTTGTCCTACTCTTGCATTGGTAGGTCTTGCCAGTGTATGTGCAGCAGTAACAGAGGTAAAGAAGTTCTGTGCTATACCAAAGTTAAGAGACACAGATGTCACACCATTAATAGCTGTAGTATGTACAGTAGCAGCCCCTGACTGAGTTAGTTGCAGTTGTCCTTCCAGAGAAGTATTACCAGACACTCGTACAGTTCCAAGAAAACCAGAGTTACCTGTAATCGTAGCTGTACCTGTAATGTGTGCAGTACCTTCCAAAGAAGTAGGACCAGATACTCTGACAGTTCCTAAGAAGCCTGAGTTACCTGTAATAGTAGTAGCACCTGTTACTTTAAGTGTACCAACTAACTGAGTATTTCCTGATACACATACATCACTATCAAACTCTGCCTTACCGCCAACAACCAAACCAGCTTCAAGACTTGTTGCACCGCTTACTCGTACTGTGCCTAAGAATCCAGCATTACCTGTGGCAGTAACAGTACTGAGAAGATTAGTTGCACCGCCTACTGATAGTGTAGAAGCAAGTGATACTGCCCCTGCCACAGTAAGTGTGCTGTTAAGATCAACAGCACCCTCCAGTGAAGTTGCTCCTGCAACTCTTAATGTACCACCAAGTACAGTATTGCCAGATACAGATACAGCATCTTTAAATGTTCCTACACCTACTACTGTAACTGTAGATGCAAAGTTTGCCGCCCCACCTACTGATAATGTAGAAGCAAGTGATACTGCTCCTGCCACAGTAAGAGTACTATTAAGATCAACAGCACCCTCCAGTGATGTTGCTCCTGCAACTCTGAGTGTACCACCAAGTACAGTATTACCTGAAACAGAGACATCATCTTGAAACTCAGCTTTACCTGTAGTTATTAGTGTACCACCTACAGAAGTATTACCAGCAATATTTACTGCACCTGATACAGATACAGCAGCTTCAAATACAGCAGCACCAGCCACAGTAACTGTACCACCTACAAATAAGTTACCACCTATTGTAGCATTGTTGACAGATATATTTCCACTAATACCTACATTTGTAAGATTAGAACCATCACCATAATACGCACTGGCACATACTCTTGCATTAGCAGCTTGAATATTTGTACCAGCAATAGTTACTGTACTTGCAAAGTTTGCTGCCCCACCTACACTAAGAGTTGATGCTAATGATACTGCTCCTGCTACTGTTACTGTTCCACCAAGATTAGTATTACCACTTACAGAAACATCGTCCTTAAATGTGCCTATACCAACAACTGTAACTGTAGAAGCAAAGTTTGCTGCTCCACCTACACTAAGAGTTGATGCAAGGCTAACTGCACCAGCAACTGTTACTGTTGAACCAAAGTTTGCTGCTCCACCTACACTAAGAGTTGATGCAAGGCTAACTGCACCAGCAACTGTTACTGTTGAACCAAAGTTAGCTGCTCCACCTACACTTAGACTAGATGCAAGGCTTACTGCTCCACCCACTGTGACTGTACCAAGTAATCTAGTATTACCACTAACTGATACATCATCTTTAAATGTAGCCGCACCAATCACAGTAACTGTTGACTGAAAACTAGCAGCACCTACTATATTAGATGTACCACTTACAGAAAGATTACCACCTACATTAACAAAACCTGATACAGAGATGTTTGTTGCAGTACCGAGTTCAGCTTCTATATTAGTTAGATTTCTACCATCTCCATAATAGAATGCAGCCGTTACATTACCAACTACATTTATATTTCCACTTACTGACACATCAGTAGCAAAATTTGCAATACCTCCTACACAAACAGAAGAAGCAACATCAAGGCGACCACTGACTGATACATCATTATCAAACTCTGTTTTAGAGGTAAAGGTAGCTGCACCAGCCACATTAAATGTACCACCAACTGTTACGTTATTTTTCAGGGCTGCTACATTTTCTACTGTAACTGTAGATTTAAAAGTAGCTGCACCAACCGCAGTTACAGTGCTTTGAAATTGTGCTGCACCAACTACAGTTACCGTACTTGCAAACTGAGCAGCCCCTGCAACGGACAGACTTGACTGTAGGTGTGCTGCACCAGCAACTGTGGCAGTGCCGCCTACATAAAGATTGCCACCTACTGTAGCATTGCTTACAGAAATATTACCAGCAATCGTAGCAGTTACGCCACTAAGATTTGATCCATCACCATAGAAAGAACTGGCACATACTTTGTCATCTACATGAAGATTTCCATCCAGAGATACAGCACCACCTACACCCAATGCACCAGTAATCTGTACAGCATTAGTAGCTACCTTCAGGGCAGTGTTAGTTCCATCACCTGTCTGAACTGCTTTCAGAGAAGTATTTACACCAGTATTGCTAGTTGAAGAACTAACAAGTATAATCTGTTTATATGTATTTGATATTAGTTGACTTGTTAAATCGCTCATATTAGATTCCAATACTTATCTGTTGATCCCCATGCCGTACTGGCCTGACTCCATGTAAGATTACGCCCACCTGTATCGGGACGAGGATTAAGAATAGCTGGATTATCCCTTACATCAGGCACATGATTTTGAGGATGGTTCTTCAAATCAAACTGTCCTTCAAAGTCTTCTGGGCATACCAGCATCCCATAACTGTTCATTCTCATAGTACGATGTGGATACACAAACCCACATGTATCACACATAGCAAGTGCGTTCTTAGTACTAGCCACTAGATATACCTTAGTCTTGGCACAACACGCATTGAAGCTCTTTCTCTATCTTCCTGCATAGCTCTGGCAAGACACTCTTCATAATTTGCCTTCAGCATTTGTATACGACCAGCATCTACACCAAATCTTTTCATTGACATGTAATAAGATAGTCCAGCAGTAAGACATGGTAAAAATCTTTTAGGAACATCAGCATTCTGATCTGCTGATTTATTTACATCTGTAAGCTCACTGAATACTTCAACCTTTAAAACATCTGTGGAGTTCTCAGGAATAGGCCAGACAGACATGACAGGATTGTCTCTACCTCTTCTGATAGAATACTGAGATGATCTTCCAGTTTGTGTTTTATTAGGAATAAGCAAAAACTCTTCAGGTGTTATACGTTCTAATTTAATATCAGTATTATCTCTGTTAAGAACAACTTCAAGAGCATCTATAGTAGAAGAAGATAGATCATAAGAAGTAGTACTTGCAGTCACGGTAAAAGATGATACACTTGTAGTCCATAATAGTATACCACGGTTTTGCCAATCTCGCAACATTAAATTTATAGATCGCCGTGCAGAAGCAGGTTCGTGACCAAGAGTATCTTCACCCCCGATCATCTCCATCGCTTCTTGTATAACCTCGTCTATATCAAGGTTAAAGTCATATGTTCCTGATACTGCCATTACGTTCTAAACCTTTTTGTTTTAGCTGCTATCTTTTTGGGCTGCTTCACGAACTGCTTCCCGGCAGCAGTCCCTTTTCTCTTTGCTCTGGTGGTCGCTGCATATTCCTTTGACGACAGGGACTTGATTGCTTTCTCCGGTAAATATCTTTCTCCCGTTTTGCCAGATGGTTTTCCCGATTTGGTTTTCCATTTTTGCTTGCTCCACTTTGAAAGTTTATTAGTAGACTTTTTCTTACCGCTATAAGTTCCACCAGAATCTTTGTAATACTTAACAGCAAGCTGCATAGCTCTGGCAGAGTGCTTACCACCCATCTTACGCTTTGCTCTGGCCTTTGCCGCTGCCCACTTCTTTGGGTCACGTTTAGTGGCTGTGCCGCCTTTCTTACGTTTAATCATTTCTTATGTATCTTCTGGACTTCAAAGCTTGCTTTCTTAGAAGCACCTTTATGTGCCTTATATCCAGTAGAGGGGTTCTTCATAAGTTTAAATCCTTTACCAGCTTTCATCCAGTGAAAACCTTTAGGAGCATCCACTGCTTTTTTCATTAACATCTCCATCTTTTGCGAGCTTGTCTAAGTCTGCTATTAGGATTTTTAGCTGCTTTAGGAAACTTCTTCATCTGTCCAGCAGACCTAGCACAATATGACTTACGCCTTGCTGCACGTTTACCTGTAGGTTTCTTTTCAGTTACAGCAGTCTTTAGCTTAGAACCGGGGTTCTGCTTACGATATTTAGCAACACCCTTCTTAGTCATGCCAGCACCAGCCTTGGTAGGACGCTTCATGCCCCTACCAATCGTAATGCCTTTCATATTACTCGGTTTTCTTTTTTGCTTTACTGCCATGTGTATACCTAAATTTTCTTTCTATATAATTACAAAGATTGTTTATGTATTCGTTAAAATCTTTATAGTCTTCTTTATTAGGTCTAGTACCTGAATGATCTATTAAAGTATAATCATCATATCCTTCTTGAACAGATTTATTATA